GGTTCGCGGTTTGTCCACATTGCCATATCGGCTTTTTTATCTATATAGTACTTACGATAGCTAGCAAGATGATCACCTGCTACTTTACATTCGTCTGGCATTGCTGGTGTAGGACCATGCCATACATGTAGTTTATCATCGCTGTAAATATTGTTAGGGAACTCATGTAAAGCTTCCCTAAGTTTACTATCAGTCAAATGAGTCTTACCATAGCGATGTGTGTATTCATCGCATGTTGATACAAACAAAGCATACAAAAAATCGTAGTTAGCTTTATTTTGTCTTACCCAAACTGCAGAAGGATGATTAATGTGAGTAGCGGAATAAAGCACTTGATCACGCTGATCATTGAGAACGTATTGTTTCCGTTTGCGACCAGACTTAGATAGACCAACAGTAAGAACGCCGTCAAGAACGCGGTGTGCGGTAGAAAGTAATTGAGCATATTCTAATATCATCTTTACAACATGTTTATCAAGATGAGAACGTGCTGCTTCTACTGGATTGTGGTCCAAATAAAATATATTCACACGTACTCCTTAGTTAATTCCTCCAAACACCAACGGAGTTTCATAGTAGTTGCTTTGTAATCGTGATCTTTGTGGTGTAATGCAATACCACCAGCTTCAACGAATGGTGTAATACAACCAATGCTGTCATCGATTAAGATTGCTTTGTCATGTGCAAACTGTGCTTTTTCTGGTTTAGCACAAACAAAGTTTGGCATCCAAGGGATTCCATTGTTGCCTAACCAAATAGTCTTTTGCTCAATGCCAGATTCTTGCATCTCAGTTCTATGAGAACCAGTTGAAGTTAACATCTCAACATTAAGGTTATATGCTTCAGCAATGTCTTCAATTTCTTCAATAAAGAATTTACCATTAGGCATCCATTCAAGATTTTGAAAGATACGACGATTGACAACTGCTTCACGGAAACGTTCTCGGTCAAACTTGTATTCGTCCCACATAGCACGGTAAGCTTTTTCAAAGTCACAAAGAACTCCGTCCATATCAAGGTATAATGTAATTTGACTCATGTAATTTCCTGTATTCTGCTCATAGATCTATTATATCACATTGTAGGCCCGTTGTACACCTGTTGTTCAAGTGTTCGAACTCTATCTCGCAATGTATTAGCTTCTGCTTCGAGCAATTCTAATTTCTTAGTAAGCGCTCTGATCTCAGTATCTTGGTTACCGCAAAGCAAATCTAATTCTCTGTAATCGTCTGAATCTTTATTCATCGTATAACTCCTGTTGAAAACATCTACGTTCTTGTATAGTTGGTTCATTAAATGATTTACGTGGATTCATACACATTACGCAATTAGAATTACCGCAACCAAAGATTGAACTCTTATGATACCTATGCGGTTTAGCTATTGTATGCTCTAAACCATACTCTTTAGCTAGTTTCATTTTACGCTTTAACTTTTTTTCTTTCTGGTTAAAACGTTCACCATGTTTGTCTTTATCAAGTGGATGTGACATGCCTTATTTTCCTACAAGCTTCTTTTACTTCTACTGGGATATCTGGATGAAACTCTGCAATCGTACAATCGTACCTGATTATGCGAGGTTCATCATGTGTTGAAATGCTGTAAATAATAATAAGGTAGAATATTGTTCCACCAAACATTAATATGGTTGCAGCAATTGTTTTTATTTTTTGCATTATAGCATTCTAATTAAGCCGACCATGTCAACAGTAGTCAAAAGCAAGTAGTTAGCCAACATGCCAAATGATTTCCTAGTATAACTAGCCCAAGCATACAAAGCACAGCCAAAAATCCAGACAGGATACAAAGCAAGTAGAGGCGGATTCGGAACGGTGAGTGCCATAGTGATCGCACACCCAACGGAGATAGCCCAAGCCAAGACCTCAACCAAAAAACGAATTTTGTGTGATTTCCAATCATCTTCAATCCACCTAAAAGTATTTAAAAATATGTCATTCATTAAATCAACCCCATTGCTTCATACACCAATTCAGTGGCTTGACTAGTCTTACCACCAATGTTCCACTCTGCTTTATGGAAAGGTGTTTCACCATACTTCCAATCGTAGATAGTAGCTACTGTACCATCTTCAAATTCAAGAGCCCATTCACATGTGGTTTTATCGCCATCACCATGTGGACCAAAATCTGGTAGACCAAACTTTGCTACTAATTCATCATATGTAGTTACAATCTTGCCTTTGTAAGATGTACCATTTGCACATGCATCTTTTGTAAAATTCATTATTATGCCTTCAATTGAAACTGTTTAAGAAATTGACTTGCCTGTGTAACGTCTTTTGCATCTTCATCAAGCGATTCAATCACAATCATTCGTTGAAGCAAATCAGCTTCGGTTTGTAATTCTTTATCAAGAGAGTAGTACCACTCAAAGTAGTCCTCTTGAGTATCTAGGTCCCACATAATATTCAGCATACGCTTTTGACGTTTTGTAATTCCACTGATTGTGATCATGCTACTTCCTTGATGTTAGACCATTTTTTTAGCTTTGCTCTTTTAGCAAACTTTGCTTCTGCTACTACTCCTCTACTGATGATATCGTTTTCCATCATCATCTCGATCATACACAATAGATCACCAACTTCTTCTTCAAGATGTTCTTTATTGGATACACCATTGTGCATACTTTCAATACCAAATCTAAACACCTTGCTAATTGCTTGTGTTACCTCAGCACATTCTTCTTGTGCTATCAACAGAATTTCTCTGTTTTGCTCATTCATCATATAGTTTCCTTTTTCATTTTATAGATCTATTATACCATAGAAGCGAGCAATTGTACACCGTTATTTTAATAGTTGACTAAATTAGTCGGGTATTATCCACGGCGCATGCGGGCCATTTCAGAGGCCTCTTCAGTGCTGAATACGGGTACAGCATTAGACTTATGAAGTGTACCAATACCAATCATTGCAGTTCCAGTATAAACGGGAATATCTTTTTTACTAGTATCATGGTAACCACTATTCAAACTTGGATAATGCGGAGTTTCTCGTGGAATCTTTAAAGAATAAGTATCTTTTAATTCTTGTTTAGAAACCATTACTATTTTCTTTTTAGGTTCATATTTAGATAATAGTTTCTCCCATGATTCTTTTAACTCACGAGCTTTTGAATCCATTTTCTTTTTCTTTTTAGATCGTTGATTAGTATAAATCAAAGCCATATTATATTAACTCAGTTCCATTTAAAAAGCGTTCAAAGGTATTAATATCTTCTTCAGATCCTTCGATTTTAATATCTAGAATATGATGATCTTCAACTTTAAAAGATAATAGCTTCAAATTTAATTGAATCAAATCATCTTTAATTTCACTAAAATACTCATATAGTAAACCATTAAACTCTTTTATCATTGTCATCCTTTTCATCACTGAGTTCTATTATACCACACTTTTGACCCGTTGTACACCGTTATTTTAATAGTTGACTAAAACAGTCGGGTATTACATGCGAACACAGGAACCGAAGTTCCTGTGCCGAGATTTGGATCACCTGCCTTTAGTGGTAGTTAAACTCTTGTTCTGTAACCTTTTCGATGTACGAATCGATATGTGCTTTTTTCATAAGAAGCTGATGTGTTTTATCGCTTCTTCCCTCCTTCTTCATTCGCGCTATAAAATGTTCGAGCTCTCTTGAATCTTTTTTTAATTTTTCTAGTTGGAAAGGAACCATGCGTTCTCCTAAAGTTGTACATAAAAGTAAGTTACATGATGTAGAGTGTTACTATAGGCTTCTCCTTAAAGTGAAAAAAGCCCGATCATTTAAGACCGAGCTTTTGGTATTGGATATGGATATTCCCATACTGTTATTTATTTAAAAATCAATCCTGGGAATGCTTCTGAGACTAATTTTTTAGTCAATCCTTTGTAAATATTTTCAAGTTCTTTGTCTTTCATAGCGCAAATAACTTCTGCTTCTTTACTTTCAATTCTATATAGAATATCAATAAACATACGTTCACGTCTAAGAGCATTAACCTGTTCACCAGGACCACCTTTGACGAAGTAACGGAACTTCTTTGTCTCACGTACTAGATGTGTCTTGTCGTACTTCTTCTTTTCTTGTTCATCAATAGGTGGGTTACCCTTAGGAAGAATGAACTCAACTGTATCGTCAAATGCACCTTTAAGAACGTCTCTTAATTCTAATGAGTTGTTCTTGCGAAGAATGTCAATTTTTTCTTTGCGTGTTTCAGCCTTTGCTACAAGAGCTAATACTTCAGAGACTAAAATTCTTTTGGCCATATATTAAAATTCGCTAACAGATTCAACTAATAGTTTACAACGCTTCTTAATCAAATAATCTAAGATACGTGCACGAGGAGGAAGCACTTGTGATTCATAGTTATTTATAATGTTATCTTTGATGTCTTGTGGGATTAATGCTAGGTCAATGAGTTGTTGATTACGTTGATAGTTACGATATGTTGTATCATCCATTACAGACTTAAGGTCTTCAGCCTTTGCTAACCAAGCATCTAACTTTTTCTGTGTGATTGGACTTTGGCGTACACCATCAACAATGGCGTTATCATCAGACAGAATATTAGGAATACCATCGCCTTTATCACCACGAATAATATGCTCAAACAAATATAACTTAGCGTTAGAGTTTGCAATGATCTTTTTCTGTATGGGAGAAAACTGTTTGACATTCTTATATCTCTGTAGTTGAATAAAATCACCATCAGAAGATACAATCATTACAGGTTCTGCTTTACCAAACTCCTGTGTTTGTTCTACTAATGTACCTATTACATCATCAGCTTCAACACCTGCAATATGCACAAACTTATACGGGAAGTTTGCTTGGATTTCTTCACGGATTTGATTTAAGTATGTAAAGAATAAATCCCAGTCCATCGTTGACTCAGCACGAGCTTTCTTACGATGAGCTTTATACTGTGGGAATACACGCTTACGCCATGAATTAGATCCATCGCAAGCAATTACCATTTGTCCGTAATCGTCTCTGTACTTCTTGTTGTACATACGAATCGAGTTAAGAATCATATGACGTAAGAACTGTTCAGACAACTCAGCGCCTGGTTGTGCCATGAAAGAAGCTATGGAGATTTGTGAGAAGTCAATTATTATCATTATGTTGTTTTTCCGCAGCTTCTTTTAAGTTGGCTGACATGATTTTGAGTGAGTCATGCATGAAGTGTTTAACACCGAGCTTCCTGCATAACGCTGCATTAAGAATATTGACGACAACACCAAGATCATCGAAGAGCTCAGGATCTCGAGGATCAAAACCAAACTCGTGGAGAGTGGCAGAGACTTGAGTGATGAGAGCTTGACTGAATTCTTTGGCATAGTCTTCATTACTATATTCTTTCTTAGAAGGGAATTGTATTACCGTACCCATCTATTATATCACAGTCTTAGCCTGCTGTAAACCTTTAATATGCGAGCGATGAACCTTTACCATGATCCACTCGTTATAATAAGATTCACCTATTAAAACATTGCGAGTAAATTGCTCATGTGCTTCAAGGTAGTTACACTCACCTTTTGTTTTACAAAGATGTAGTATTTCACGAGTGTAGTTATCCTCACCGTGAATCTTTACATCTTCAATAAGCACTTTGTTAGATCCAAAGTAGGTCTTCCAATCAGACTCAACTTTAAATCGTTTCTTTTTACCCTTAAGCGTTTTGGTCTTACTCGACCAAAAGAACTTCTTACCGATATATTGTTTACTACTTATGTTACATGTTATTAGATAAACGAATCCATAGATCTCTTTGTGAGTATTCTCACCAAGTTCAAATTCTTTACCATTCATCATCCAAGCTATTGTCATTCGGATATTCCATTTCGTCTAGTTCCTCTTCTATATATGTGTTTCCACAGAAGGGACAGTACGTAGGATGTTCACCAACGTCATCATAGCTATATTCTATTGTAGCTTCACAACTACAACCTTTACATTCGTAACTTTTCTTTGTCATAGACTCTGTTCTTTTAATTGTATCCATGTCTGGAGTTTGTCAAATCCGCCAATGTGTAATTCACCTTGAAAGATTTGTGGTACTGAGCGTAATCCTTTTTCAACTAAGTAATCACGACCAGCAGCGTTTGTATCAATATTAACTTCTGTAAATTTAATACCTTTTGATTCTAAAAGACTTTTTGCATTTGCACAATATGGGCATACAGTTCTTGAGTAAACAATCATCATAATGATAATCCTTTCATAGTCTCCGCTGATACATCTTGCTTAACACCACCAGTAATGTATGAACTAATCTCTGTTTCTTGTGGTGCAACTTGTACATTACCTCCAGCAATCCACTTCTCTGTCCAAGGTAATGGGTTTGATTGTGATACGCTATATGGGCAATGGTATGATAGAGTTCTCATTCTACGGCAACCAATCCACTCAACGTAATCAGCTAATAGTTTCTCATTCAAACCAATCATTGAGCCATCTTTAAATAAGTACTTAGCCCATTCTTTTTCTTGCTCAATAGCTGCAACAAACATTGCATTAATGTCTGCTTCTGTTTCTTGACGAATCTTTGCAAAGTCAGGATCGTCCTTAATAAGATTCTTAATGATTGATGTGCTTGCTGCAAGGTGAGTATTCTCATCTCTAGCAATAAGTTTAATGATCTTAGCGTTACCTTCCATTTTCTTTAGTTCAGCAAAAGCCCATGAACATGCAAATGAAACGTAGAAGCGAATACCTTCAAGGATGTATACACTCATTAGACTCATGAATAATTTCTTCTTTAGTTCGTATAGATCTACCTTAACAAACTTATCTTCTTGAGTAACTTTGTTAGTGATCCTATAACGACCTTCACCTAGTAATTCATAATAGCGTGATGCTTCAATGAACTCATCGTAATAGATGGATATATCATGAGCACAATCTAAGATTGGTTGAATAGTCTTAATCGTATCAAACACAATCGATGGATTAGCATAGATGTTACGAATAATGTGAGTGTAAGAACGTGAGTGAATAGTCTCAAAGAAAGCCCATGTCTCTACTAAAACTTCTACCTCAGGTACAGAAGCCATAGGAAGGAATGCAAGGTTAGGGGATCTACCTTGCACTGAGTCTAATAGGATTTGTCGTTTGAGGTTTGAAGTAAAGATGTGCTTTTCAAATTCGTTTAAGTCTACGAAGTCTTTACTGTCTTTTGATAGATCTACTTCTTCTGGTCTCCAAAAGAAACCAAGCATTTTATCTGTAAGCTTTTCAAACTGGGGATATCTCAGTGTATCATATCGAGCTATGTCTACTGATTCACCAAAAAACATTGGTGATTCTAAATGACTTTTTGTTTTTAGTTTAAATACTGATGACATTTACCATTTCCCTATTGGACATTTATTGCTTGGTGGAAGTATCTTAAACAATATGATACAACCACAAGCTTTACATTTTTCTATGCGTTCTTTAGTAGAATGATCACATGCTTTACATGTATCATATCTATGTTGAACTTTCTCTTTTAAATCTTGCATGATTCGCAATCGTCTTCACCATCAACTGGTTGGGATAACTGTTCTTCTATTTCCTTAAACTCTTTTTCGTGCATTTCACCAGCACCATCATAGGTGTTGAAGTAATATAGTTGCTTACCACCATACTTATAAAATGTGACGAGATGTTTAATCATCTCAGACATTGGAACTTTATGATCTTCATAGTTCTCAGGATTATATGATGTGTTAACAGAGATACCTTGATCGATATACTTTTGCAATACAGCACAAATCTTTAAGTAACCTTCAGGTGATTTCTGATCCCATAACAAATCATAACTGTTTTTAAGTTTATGATAGCCTGGAACTACCTGAGCCATAACACCATCTTTAGATTGTTTGAATGATACCAAAGCTCTTGGAGGTTCAATACCATTTGTACTATTACTAATCTGTGCAGATGTTTCAGCTGGCATTAACGCCATCAATGTAGAGTTACGGATACCATAAGTCTTTAAATCATTGCGCAGTGTAGTCCAATCCATACGTTCAGAGTGAGGAATTAATTCATCAACTTCTTTCTTGTATGTTTGATTAGGTGTTAACCCTAATGAATACTTAGTTTCAGTATGAGATGGACATGCACCTTTTTCTTTAGCTAATTGATTAGAAGCTTTGATTAGGTAATAAGACCATGCTTCAGCATATTCATCAATGATTGGTAATGCTGCATCATCATATTTTAATCCACGTTTTGCGAGGAAATATGCCAGATTGATGATTCCGACACCAAGAGGGCGGCGTGCTTTTGTCGAACGTTCTGCCGCAGGTACTGGATACCATTGATAGTCGAGCAATTCGTCCAAGGCTCTGACTGTAAGATCGGCGTATTTTTCAAACTCTCTGGGGTCGTTGATGAGACCCCAGTTTTGGGCTGACAGAGTGCACAGACTAATTTCTCCATTTGGATCCTCGGCTGAAGTTAAAGGTTTGGTTGGTAAATCGATTTCAGTACATAGATTGCTCATGCGAATAGGAGCTACTTCTGGAATGAAGGAACCGTGACTATTTGCGTGATCTACGTTCATTAAGTATATGCGACCTGTGTCTTTTCTTTCCGTTAGGAACTGAGAAAATAACTCAAGTGCAGGGATTACTTTTTTGCGAATACCATCTTTTGCTTCGTAAGCAAGGTATAATTCTTTGAATTTATCTTGATCTGCATAGAATGCATCGTACAAATCAGGAACTTCATCTGGAGAGAATAATGTAATGTTACCACCAGTCAATAGACGCTCATACATTGTCTTATTAAACTGGAAGCAATAATCCATGTGGCGTACACGAGCTTCTTCTGTACCTTTATTGTTCTTCAATACAACAAGGTTTTCAAACTCTAAATGCCAAGCTGGAATATAAACTGTAGCTGCACCACCACGAACACCACCTTGTGAACATGATTTGACTGCAGCTTGGAAATACTTAAGGAATGGGATTAACCCTGTGTGAACAACCGAACCGTCACCAATACGACTACCAATAGCACGAATTGAGCCAGCACCGATCCCAATGCCAGCCTTTTTAGAAATGTATCTGACAATTGAAGTGGACGCTGAGTTAATGGAGTCCAAAGAATCGCCAGACTCGATGAGCACACAAGAGCTAAACTGGCGAGTAGGAGTGCGAACGCCGGCCATGATTGGGGTAGGTAAACTAATATAGAATTGAGAAATTGCATCATAGTAATCCTTTACATATTTAATACGTGTTTCTTTTGGATACTTCATGAAAAGATTCATCGCAATTAGCATGTACAAAACCTGTGGAGTTTCATATGGTGTCTTAGTAATTCTATCTTGCACTAAGTACTTACCACGGAATTGCTCCATACCAACGTATGTGAATTCGTTATCGCGATCGTGTTTAATGTATTTGTCTAGTTGATCGAATTCATACTCATTGTAATCATTCAAGATCTGACCATCGTAAACACCTCGCATTACGTTCTGAATAACGATTGTGTTTAGTGGCCAAGGTGTATATTCACCATAGACTTGTTTACGTAGCTTATAGTTAACCAAGCGTGCAGCAACGTATTGATAGTTAACTGTGTTCTCAGAGATAAGTTCTGATGCAGACTTAATCAATAGCTCATGAATGTCATCAGTCTTCATCTCATTGCTAATTTGAATATTAGCCTTTAATTCAATCTCTGAAATTGAAACCCCATTAATTCCTTCAACAGCCCACTCCAAAACTTTATGGATTTTGTTCACGTCAAATGGTTCATTAACACCATTTCTTTTTACTACATTAATATTTTGCATTATTTGTTTATAACTCCACTAGTTCAGAAGTATATTATACCACACCTGAAACCAGGTGTACACTATTATTTTACGGGATTAAGCTACTGCAGATGCGATTGATATCGCCGCATTTATTGCAACGTTAAGTTGCTCTTTGAATTGTAGCTCTTCTGCTGTAGAAGCTATTGTTTGTTCTACATCTAAACCTTGAAGAAGGTTCAGGTATTCTTCTTTAGTACATTGCCCCGATTCATACGCCTGTGTATATTCATTAAAATATGCTGCTAGTTGCGCTGAGTTCATCGAGGTTTGCTCCCTAAGACGGTTTGAATTGTTTCAGCATTTCTTTCGATTTGCTGAAGCTTGGCTTTACAAAAGAATTGTGAAGGACTACCGTTATAGGCTTTAGCTGATTGGTCTACTAACTCAGTCATCTGAGTTGCCATCTTATATGCCTCTGGATTACGAGGAATATGTTGTGTAAAGTTTTTAAACTCAGCACTTAAATCTATAAGTGTGAATATGTTATTGATAGTCTTCTCTCTGTCAAAGCACTCACGTTGTGAAAGCTGAGCCTTTGTTCTTATCTTATTTATCAAAACGTATTCTTGATTATCGTAAC